ATTGTTCTTGTCAGAATCGTTGCAATCATGGCGAGACACTAAGGGTTCACGTGTTTACAAAGCAATGGGTATTGCAGGAGTTATATATGCCATTGCCAAAGTGTATCAACGTTGGGTGAGAATTCACCCACAAGGATCACTTGAACCTAAGTGTCCCGCTGACATTGCAGAACGTGATGCAGAGGAAAATCCATGGACACGAGTTGTGACGAGGTCATTACCCGTTTCGACACATTCTTTGTGCATTTCGCATTCGGAATTGGAATCAGTAATTGCGAAGAATTTGGTTTATGGAACGATAGAACCAAAGCCTGGCAGGAAACTTATGGCCAATGGTTTATTTCTCAAATCAAATGTTGTGGTTATTCCATCGCATTATTTTGAGAGTGATTCATTGAACTGTACTTTCCGTAAGGAGAATCCCGATTCGTGTGGTGGCAAATTCACATGTCTGTTGTCAGTTGAACAGAGTGTGTTGGTGCCTAACACGGATTTGCGAATTTGTTATGCACATTCAGGAGGTTCCTTTAAGGATATTACCAAATGGCTACCTAAAGATAATCTTCCCGAACATGAGTTTTCAATGATTTGGAGGAAACTTGATGGTAGTATGGTTACTAGTCGCGGTAGAGCATCACCACGCATCACTTCCAATGGCGTTTGTAAGTTTGTGGGTGGTGAATACCGAGATTTGACTATTAACACATTTCGTGGTTTGTGTGGTGCTGTGCTTATATCCAAAGGAAAAGGATCTGCAATTACGGGCTTTCATCTCGGAGGACGAGATAATACAGCTCAAGGTTGTTATGGACTTTTGACGATAGATCAATACAAACTTGCTGAAGTTGAATTACTGAAATTAGAAGGTACTATTATTTCTGGTTCAGGAGACAATTTTGAAAAGCAAGTTTTTGGAGTGAATATTGTCCAACCTACTGCACCGCATCACAAGAGTCCTTTGAATTGGATGCCTAAGAACTCACAGATTGCATATTATGGGCAGTGCCCTGGTCAGACCACTAGAAAATCGGATTTCAGAATTTCGAAGATATCCGAGACTGTAATGTCAGTGGTTGGTGAGCCAAATATTTGGTGCGCACCTAAAATGCAACCTGAGTGGTTTGGATGGCAGAAGTGCCTTTCGAATATGGCAAATCCAGCGAAACCATTTGATTATAAGGTCCTTAAGGTAGCAATACTGGATTACAAATCCGATATGCTGGACATATACAGGTTGCCACATAACAAGCATTTAACACCATTGAGTGACCATGAATCCTTGTGTGGTATCGTTGGAACAAAATTCATCGATGCCATTAATTTATCAACATCAATAGGTTTTCCTTTGAAGGGTAATAAGCGTAAGTACATAATAGCACATGAACCTACTGAGGAAAAGCCAAATAATATTGAATTTGATGATGTAATCAAGGATGAGATTAACAGGTGTTTGAATTGTTATAAGCGAGGTGAACGCGCATATACTGTTGCTAAGGCATGCAAGAAGGATGAGGTATTGTCAAAAGAGAAATGTCGCATATTTTACGGTAATCCAATAGCATTGACGTATTTGGTGAGGAAGTATT